GGTGCAGATGCGTCGGGTGCGTTCACGTTTGTCGAGAGCGGAACTGTTAACGGCGATAACGCATTTGTTTGTTCCTCTGATAAAGGATCCGCAGTCGTTGGTACTAATAATCTTACTTTTGTTCAATTCTCAGGTGCCGGTCAAGTTATTGCAGGCGATGGTATAGATAAATCTGGAAACACGTTATCCGTAGACCTTAAATCAAATGGTGGTTTAGTTATTGAATCTACTGAAATCGCTGTTGATCTCGGTGCTAGTTCTATTACGGGAACCCTAGCCGTATCTGACGGGGGTACCGGAAGCGGAAATGCGTCTGGTGCGAGGACAAATTTAGGTCTAGTGATTGGCACAGATATTGAGGCACATTCGGATAAGCTTACAGAATTGGCGACTATGAATCAAAATACCGCCGACGCTTTAGCTGATTTAACAAATACTGAAGTTCAGATTCTTGATGGGGCAACGGTAACTACCGCTCAACTAAACAGAGTAGATGCTACTTCTAGTATTCAAACTCAATTAGATAATAAGCAGCCTTTAGATGCCGATCTTACTGCCTTATCTAGTTGTCAATCCGGCGCTGCCGCCGCACTAGCTTTATTAACATCTACTGAAGTTGCAATTCTAGATGGTTGTACATCTACTACGGCTGAATTAAATATTCTTGACGGGGTTACAGCTTCAACATCAGAAATAAATATTTTAGATGGCGTTACTTCAACTACTTCCGAAATAAATGTCTTAGATGGTATTACTTCGACCACTAGTGAATTAAATATAGTCGACGGTAATACTTCCGCTACAGCAACTACTCTTGCTACGGCTGATCGAATGGTTATAAACGATAATTCCGTTATGAAACAGGTAGCGTTGAGCGATCTGGTCACATTTCTAGAAGATGGTGCAACTTCTGGTTTTGATATTAATGGCGGCACCTATTAGAAATTAATTTTTAAGGAGGTGATCTTATGGCAGTTACAATCAAACTTAAAAATGCTAGTGGTAGCGATCCAAGTTCAAGTGATTTAGTTGTCGGAGAAGTAGCGTTAAGAACTGATAGTGGAAAATTATTTACTAAAAAAGACGATGGTTCTGTAACTCAAATAGGTGGTGGCTCTGGTGCTATCGACGACGGAGCTATTACAAATGCAAAAGTAGCTTCCGATGCAGCTATACAGGGAACCAAAATTTCTCCCGACTTTGGATCTCAAAATATAACTACAACTGGTCATATAGATTTACCAGATAGTTCGGCAATAAAACTAGGTACAGGTGATGATCTACAAATTTTGCATAATGGTAGTGACTCACTTGTAAGAGATTTAGGCACTGGCGGTTTATATATGACAGGTTCTGTTGTAGGTATAAGAAATTCTGCTGCAAATGAAGATGGTTTATTATTTACTGAAAATGCAGCAGTTCAATTATTCTTTGATAACAGTAAAAAATTTGAAACTACAAGTGCGGGAGTCTCTGTTACTGGTACTTGCACTTTATCAAGTCATTTATTACTAGGTGATGGTGATGAGATAAAATTAGGTGCTAGTGAAGATTTACTTATTTTTCATGATGGAGCAAATTCGTACCTTCAAAATACAACTGGTAATTTAATCTTAAAAAATGCCTCAACAGATTTTATTATTTTTAAAAATTCTGATGCAAGCACAGAAGTAGTTGGAAATTTAGACGTAGGAGCAGGGATTGATTGTACAGGCGATTTAAATGTAACTGGAGTCATATATTTAGCGGATCAAATAAGAATAGGAGACGATGTTTTTATTGAAGATTACAACGCAGCTAATAGCTTCAGGGTAAAAGGTAATCAGGATAATAATAAAGGTTTTATTGCTTTTGGTTCACAAACAAAACAATTAGGTTGTAATGGAGCTTCGGCAGCTTTAACTTATGACGGAAATGAAGTTTTAACAAGTGCATCTACTGTCAACGCAGCAACTTTGGACAGTTTGGATTCAAGTCAGTTTTTAAGGTCAGATGCTAGTGACACGATGGTAGGAAATTTTAATCTTACTGGAAACTTTAGTTTAACTGCAGAACTTAATTTTCTTAGTGCTTCAGACACTTCGAGATATTTAGATGCACAAGTTGGAACTGCTGATGGAACTCACGCTTTTCAAATAAGGGCTGTTACTGGTGGGGATTCTGGTCATGAAGTCATGGCTCAATTTTTTGGCGGTGCTGGGGTAAAACTTTTTCATAATGGTGGATTAGCTAAATTTGAAACAAAAAGTTATGGAGCCTTTATAAATGGTCATCTTCAAATGGACGACAATAATATTATTAAACTCGGAAATTCAAATGATCTGCAAATTTACCATGACGCAAGCGACTCCATAATCAATGATAATGGTACGGGTGATTTAAAACTGCAAGTAGGTGGCAGTACAAAATTAAAAGTAACAAGTGCTGGAATCCATGTACAAGGATCTCAAGAACCACAAATAATAATTCAAGATTCTGATTCTGGAAATACTGGAAATGCTGCTGAAACAGGAATATCTTTTAAAGATGGTGGTGGTACGCAACAGGGAATAATGGGATTTTCTAATAGTGGCGATCAAGACTTCTATTTTGATACTGCTTCCACTAGCGGTGAAATGAATTTTAGAGTTGGTGGATCAACTACACAATTTAAAGTAACTAATAGTGGTATTGGTATAACAGGAAATATAACAGTATCAGGCACGGTAGATGGCAGAGACGTGGCTTCAGATGGCTCGAAACTAGATGGTATAGCTGCTGGGGCAACAAATGTTACTAATAATAATCAGCTAACTAACGGTGCCGGATATAGTACATTTTCAGGTTCGTATAACGACTTAAGTAATAAACCTACAATTCCTACCAACAATAATCAACTTTCTAACGGTGCCGGATATATTACGAGCGTAAGTGGTCAAAATTACAATTCTTTATCTAATTTACCAACGATACCGAGTAATAATAATCAGCTATCGAATGGTGCCGGTTATATAACTAGTGTAAGTGGTCAGAATTATAATCTTTTATCTAATAGACCCACGATTCCTACAAATAATAATCAATTATCAAACGGGGCGGGGTATATTACATCGGGCAGTAGTAGAGCTTGTCAGGCATGGGTAAACTTCGCGGGTGATGGTACGCCTTCAAAACGTGATGATCTTAACGTAAGTAGTATAGGAGACAATGGACAAGGAAACTATACAGTTAGTTTCGCTAGTAGTATGCCTAACTCTAATTATTGTGTAGTTGTTGGGTTTGCCAATTCGGGTAATTCTAACGTGGCTAAAGTCGTTGAAGGTTCTCTTTCCACCGGTAGTTTTCAATTAGTTTGTGGTAGCTTTCAAGATGGTTCGGGTAATAACGATAGAGATTTTCATAGTGTTTTCTGTGCTATATTTTCAGATTAATATATAATTAATAGTAAAAATTAAATTATGAAAACTATTATCGAGAAGCAAATTCTTGAATGGAAAGAAGAATTAAAAGCACATAAAGAAAGGCTTTCTCAAGCGGTACAAGTAGTCGAACAAGAAAATAAATTTATTTCGATGATTGAGGGCGGGATACAGGCACAGGAAATGTTGTTGAAGAAGATCGAACAAGAATCCCAGCAAAAAGATATAAAGGGGCAAGAGACAATATCAGAAACAAAGTCATCAAAGATAAAGGGCCAGCCAGTTTAATTAGTATTTCTCTAAGCATTAATGGAAGAAATAATATTACCTAACTTACCAGATACCGACTTTATTCTCAATCCACCTACAACAATTTTTTATCCACCGATAGTCGAGGAACCATATCTAGATCCCCTTCTTCTTCCAAGTTTGGAACAGGTAAAGTCGGGACTTGGGGAAGATCAGGTAGCTGATTCTTCAACAAAAGAGGAAGTAAACGAGGAAGGGATAAATATAAACCCAGAACAGATACCAAAGAACCTACCAAAAAACCAAGAAAATATTTCATCTGAAGCTGTCGCTACTTTTAATTTACCATTTTATGGAGAAATGCCAATCCCTGCGCCAGAGGTCATTGCATCTTCCGTAATCGCCGCCGGTACTGCTTCAGTTGCAAGTGTAGTAGGTGGTATTGCTATGCAATCTGTATTAGCGTTTATTAAAAAAACATTCAAAAAAATATTTACTAAAATACTTAAAAAAGAAGTCGCGAATGTGAAAGAAAAAATAGATAATAAGAAAGGTAGCTAGAGTTCACATACCCGTATATGTGGCGTCTAACTAGCTACTGAAAATCTTCGGAATTTGCTTTTACATAACTTCGTATATTAATTACATCGTTACAAATATATGCGAACTTAGATTTAGGATTAATCATGTAGCCTGATGCGTGAAGCTGGCCGCACTTCAAAATACGAACTAGGTGTTTATCATGCTCTTGCTTGTTTAATTGTTCTTTGGCTAACTCTAGCTTTACTTTTGCTAGTTCAGAACAAGTTTCATTATTAGATCCGAGAGGTACCATAAAAGACATTTGAAAACCCCAACCTTCATTAATACTATAAGTTTCGCTCGCCGGATTCTCGGCATCATTACCCGTATAAAAAGGAGTAAATGCCATAGTAGGTTGGCTACAAACTAAATTTCCAAATTGTAATTTACCGGTAGCTCCATTATTAACATTCATATTTTGATTGATAATACTTGAGTTACCTATCGCGTTGGGCTGAGCCTGTACGTTTGTATCGCCTTCCGCTTTTACTTTACTGACTAAACACAGACAAGCTAGTAATAACAGACGTTGTATTAATCGTGTCATTCTGTGTAATTTGTTCTGTTAATGCACTAGCAGCCCTAGTAGTAGTGCTTAAGGTCCACTCAGCAGTACTATCTGTCGGAGTAAATACCGCATCTGTAGCCGTTATTCCTCCACTCGTATCTGAAGTTACAGTTATATTTGTAGCTTCCCAAGTGTTTAATGCTGACCCATATTTTTCCGTAACTATAGATCGAGTTATGGTTTGAGTAGTATTTTCAGTTCTATTGCTAGAACCGGTGGTCCAACTAGGTACTCCGTTTGCATAACAGGGCGCAACTAAAAATAAACCTAATAAAAAAAGCTTTTTCATTTGATGCCAACTTTAGAGTTTTTATTATCTACTATCTTAACATTATCATTTAGTTTCTTTTTGTCATTGCCTTTTTTCACGTTCAATCCAAATTGGGCACTTACCGCCGATAAAAGTCCGGCAGCAAAAGTTGTATCGATTTGCCTCGTAGGGTTTGGATTAAAGTAAGACCAAGAAATGACCCCTAAACTCCAAAAAAGAATAATAATTTGAACGCAATTGGCTATAAGACCATTACCTTCCTTTTCTTGATCTTCCATAAAAAAAATACTACCCAGAAAAAAAGACGAGATGACCACCGCTTTAGGGTAGTATATGCCAAATTTAACATTCTTTGATAAGTTAGGAAAGTAACACAAAAAATTATGCTTAAAATTTTAAAGCCGATTTTACTAAGGTTCTTTACTACGACGGCAGTAAAACGATTGGTCGTGGACCTATTGCGGACGATAGCTACTCAAACGACAAATAAATTGGACGATAAAGCGGTCGATATATTAGAAAAACAATTATTTCCCGATAAATGAAAGTAACTAAATTTTTAAATATCGATATAGAACCCGCTCCGGCGGAGTTAGAGCTATCGGTAGAGTTACGATGTAGGGAAATTATGGCTAGCGACGACGTAGATTCTATTAAAAGATATTGCACTCATTTAGTCCGACATCAAATGAAGCAAGACGTTTTTTTAGCCTCTATGTTAGGTCGTTTAGTAGAATTAGAAGCTTTAAACGCCGTTTTTGAAACTAAAAAAGCAAGATTTCGGTCTATTCGTAAATTTTTTCGTATTCCATAATTTCTTTATCGCTAAAATCTCTAACTTCCATATTAAAAGTTTTTTCGATTTCTATATTATATTTTATAATCGCGGTTCTAATATGTTCGATTATCCAAGTTCCATCTTTAGCAACGATACTAGCTTTATTAAATTCATCTATTACTACGAGATGATCGCAACCTTTTAAATGAATTTCTAATAAATCTCTTTCAAGTTTTTTACGCCTAAGTTCTTTTAGTTTTTGTAATTTAAAACCATAGGGCGTGGTATCTTTACTCATATTTTTACGGCTATCTTGTTTCCTAGTTTATTCATAATATATTCTATATCGGCTTCATTTAAGTTTTCAAACACTTCATATTTCAATACTCTTTTGTCGGCGAAATGATGATGTAATTCTTTTTCTAGTTTGCGATAATCTTCTATTTTAGGACTAACCGCTAGTATCTCCATCGGTTTTTGATACTTTATACGACGTTGGATTTGAGCGGCGGAACTAGAGCCTATTTTATGAAAATTTTTACTTTTTACAAAGTAAACGTGTCCTTTACCTCTATTATTTTTAGCTTTAGCTTTTACGGGCGGGGTCCAACCGTTAACCCAACCTTCCTCGATAGCTTCCTCGTTCCATACTTCTTTTCCTCGAACGTATTTAATAAAACCTTTTTTAATTAGCCATATTTTTGCTTCGGCATCATTTTCTATTAGATAAGTAGTTTGTCCGTGAAAAGATATTTTGTTTTTTTTGAAACTTACTCCAAAATTTTTAAATATCTCTTCTTCAGACATTCCGAATAGTTTTTCAATTTCGCTTCTTTCATCTAAACTTTCGTTTATATAAACACCTTCCGCTAAACCCTGTAAAAAAGTCGGAGTGTAAGTTTGTCCGGTATTTATAGAAATAGTCATTTAAGAGTTACAATCCTCGCAAATAAATTGAAGAGGAGAATCTTTAACCATAGAAGATAAAACTAATAAAGCTAAATGAGTAGGGGGTTGCTCGTTACTAAAAGGCAATAATTTGCGATCAGAAAAATGCAACCCAGAACCGGAAACGACCAACGAATTTTTAGCTATACATTCGCTAGTGTGGCCGTCATTTAATTTAAGTTGGGAAAAAGAGCAACCGACGCCAAACTCTTTATGTTTCAAATAAAAAGGCTCGTAGTCGGCAAGATTTAAGTCAAAACATTGTAAACCAAGTTCTAAGTGGTTTAAAAAGATTTCGGCTGTAGGGGGTAATTTACTAGTCAAAATGGACAAGCCTCCGTTGTATCTTCGGGTTTTTCTTCTTCTATTTCTACTTTTCGTGGGTTAATAGTGCCGTAAGCTCCAAATTCATCTTCATCGTATTTACTAACGTTACCGTTACCGTAGATATATATTCCGTCTACTTCTTCACGAGTTCCGGTACGCATATCAAATACTTTACCTTTAGCGTGATTTTCGGGTTTATCGGCTACGTTCATAACGTGTTGCGCGAAGTCTAAAACGGTTTCTAAAGGAATAAATAAACCTATTTTTTTGGAATATTTAGCTTTAGTTTTTTCGTATTTATTATCGGAAACCGTAAAATTAACGGGAACTTGAAAAGCGGGTTCAAAATTTGATTCGTAAGCCATGTTTAAAAAGAATGAATAGGGACAATAGAATTAGTTTCCTCCCAAGCTAAAACTTGGTGTAGTTCATATCGCACGTAAGGTTCGCCGATAGTAGAAGCGGTACGCGGAACTTCGTACCACTTAGGGCCGGTAGGTTTACCGCGTCGCGTCATAGTTCTCCAACGTTTAACCGTAGCGACGCAGATACCGTATCTTTTACATAAATCTTTAGTAGATAAGTAAGCTTGATCGGTCATTTTAATTTTTCTCCGGTCTTAGCTACTAAGTTATCTAACTCAGATTTTTCATTTTGGGTTAGCTTACCGTCTCTAAAACGTATAGCTATATTTTTTTTATGGTCTAAAAGTTGATCGAGAGTTTGCGCGGTTTCGACGGCAACTTTAGCTAGTAAAAAAGTAGAGCGATTTTGGGGAGTTTCCGCTATCTCACTTACTTGCTCGCGAAGAGTTTCTATAACCTCCCCTTTATTGACTTGGCTCTCTATATTTTTCTTCCACGATTTATCTTTTCCGTTATAAAGCGATAAGCCAAACTGGTTGCCGAATTGCATAAAAGCTCTTTTACGAGCATCGGTTTCGGCTTCTTTAATAGCGGCTTCGTGATTGTTACCTATTCCGCTCTTTTGATTACCGTGACCGGCACCGGTTCCTTCTCTTACAACATCGCCTACGGTTATTCTAACTTTGGCTATATAAGTAACAAAATTTGGCTCGTTTTGTACGCACGTAGTTTCAATAGTTTCACTATTCCACCCGTCAAAACCAAATATCCGGTTAGCTTCGGCTATAACGTGCCAGCCTTCAACAAAAGCTAATTGAAAAGTACCGTCACGGTTGCCGTCTCTTTCTTTAACGTTTTTTGCGAGTATAGGTTCTTTTAGTAACTCGACTTGTTCTTTAGAAAATTCCATAGTTTTTTTTAGTAGGCCCACTTAGGTAGGCTAATTTTAGTGATTTCTTCGGTATATCCACGCCAATAACTATCGGTGTGGCATTGACTAATAAGTTTTAGTGCGTCCTGTCTAAGAGATAGGCCGTAATCTAGAGAGTCTTTATCTAGTTCGGTAACGCTAACGGCGAAGGGATAAACCTTCTCTACCGCGATAAAAATAAATCTTTTAGCTCCGACGACTTCTAAATAGTGAGCGGCTTGAAGATGATATAAATATCGGGCCACGCTTTTTGCAAAAGTATCGGG